TAAAAACACAAAAAAACAAAACTTATTTTCCGAAAAGTGGGTAACAAAAAAAAGGGGAGAAAACAACCAATTTAAAAATTTTGTTCTAAAGAAAAAGAGGGTACAAAACAAAAAGGATTAAAAAGAAAGCAAAAAAACAAAGAGGTAGGGGTTTTATTAAAAAAAACTTTTACCCCCCCCCCCCCCCCCAAGCCCCGTAACAGGGGCTTTATTGTTTACCCACATTAACAGTATCGGCATTGCCCACCACGGGCTGATTTGAAGCCCCCACAGCGGGTAATTGTTGCGCCTGGTCTAAAGCCTTACTGATAGTAATATCCTTCGCCATAGAGCCTGTGTTGCTGTCAAAATAATGTTTAACAACCAGCGTCAGTAACACAATGGTCAGATCGCGCAATTGAGGTGATACCAATAGAATGTAAAGCAATCCGCCAGTCAGACAGAACGCAAAGAAGTTCTTAAAGGCAAACGCTTTGATGTAGTCGAAAAATGCTTTCATAACTTTACTTTTAGTTTAGGTTTGCGCTAACCTGAAAGTGCATCCAGTCATAATTCTTTTCACGTCCGAGGCTCTCCCATCCATGCTTATAAAAAATATCTATCATGGCCTTATATTCAGGCCGTGCGAACCTGGCTGTTTTACTTGTTTCGTGTAGTAAGTTCCGGTCTGGGTCTAAATCAATAGCACACCCCCATGAATGTACCGATAAGGTTCGGCTACTACCTCGCATGAGCCGGTAGTTAAAGCATCCACCATAATCATCTAATTGCAGTCGCTTTACTTCATCAATCCCGTAATGTTCAAGTATATCAGTAAAGATAGCCACGAGGCTATTGGCAACCTTGTGGTGGCATTGAATATAATTGATGTATGTTTTGCTTTCCCAATTGAGATACATCGGGTACGGCAGTTTAATTGCCTTTAAATAGCCATTACCCTGTTTGTTAGGCTCTCCGTATTGCTCTCGTAGTTGTGATTGAGTGATCATACCCAAAGGTAATAGATAAAAGTCAAATAACAAAAAAGCCCCGCTTGCAACGAGGCTAATCCGGATTGCGACACGCAGTCCCAAAATCCAACAAGGGGTCGGATTGCATCACAAACATACGCAATTCCTTTTAACAAAAGAAGCCCCACCGTTGGGGTGAGGCTCTAAGGCTTAGCAGGAATTGCAAAACCTACTAATCCGAAGAATATGAACTGCCGCTGTCAGATGAACCGCTATCGTACGAACTTCCACTATCATAACTTGATGGACTGCTATCGTATGATGCAGACGAGCCGCCGCCGCCAAAATCACCGCCACCGAACCCGCTAAAATCGTGTGATGGGCTGTGATGTGAAGGTAATTGTTCTACAGTAGTAATGTCAGCCATAGATGATAGTATAGACATGTTCCCTAAGAATGATGAATTGTCATCTTCGTTCTTTTTTCTCCAATCACTATCTTTTGCTATTTGGGATGCTCTTGGCGAGGGTTTTGGAGGTGATTGTTTAACACCGTAGCTAATAGGTTTTGAATAAACCGTGTTTGTTTTTGCTGTTGCTTTTTTATCCTCTTTCTTTGAGAATAATCGTTGTAACCAATTCATAAATTTGCAATTTTTAATTCGCCGACACCATGCCGACCTCACAAACATACAACCCAATCCTCACTTATGCAAATAATTTACGGTGCGTTATAAACAATCAATGTCCATATCCCTAAAGTCAGCATCAAGTAAGCAAAATCCCGCAAACGCCATTCTCCTTTATGTAGCCAATAGAATATTAGAATAGCGGCGATATAACCGAGGATGAGCGGGGAGTATTTGGAGGGGTTCATTTATTTGCGAATTTCTCTTTATAATACCGCTCCAATTGGTAGTCTCGCTGCCTTTGGCCAATTGTGTCAACCCTTATAGATAGTTCGCTGATTTTTGTATCGATACTATTTAGCCGGATAGCCTGAGTATCCTGTTTAGATCTTATCTCATCAATAGACACCGTCAGCTTAGTGCCAAAAATTATCAACCAACATGATAGCCCCGCTAATGGGATGCCCAAAACGCCTATAAACGTCCAAACTTTACTCCAGCTTATTGTTCCGCCTGTCGTCATAATATTGTTGTTGTCTTAATATCAGCTTTGCCTGGTCGGCAATTATCTTGTCTTTTTCTAAGATGATACGCTCATATTCCTGTATAACCTCAATGTCTGCCTTTTTAAAGTATTTGAATATGTTTAGTATCGCAAATATCCCGCCAATAAAATTTAGGATGTAGATAGATGTAGTATTCATTGGCGGACATAGGCTGTTTTTTGATAAATAATTAATGCAATAATAGCTATAAAAATTCCGCTGTCAAAAGCCATAAGGTTTAAGTATGGATTTGCGAACGGCTTAATATAATTAAATGCTACAGTTATGAAAGTGTATATAAGAATAAATGAGGATGAAAAAATCATCGCCCGGTCAACTGGCCTAATGAAAGTTGACCCTGATGCGACCATTATATTTCCCACCATTAGCGAGTAAGCTGAATAACAAAATATCCGCCGTGTGCTTTGTTCAATTTCAAAAGTACATAGCAAGTACAGGTAAATATCAAAAGCCAAAACGAATATAAGTATAAGCGTTATGTTAATCGCCGTTTTCTTCATCGGTAAGATCTATATCATCAAACCATTGAGGTATCCCATCCTTGCATTCCCAATGGCCATTAAAGTGTCCTGGAGGCGGCTGTGTTGGTAGTGGTTGTCCCCCGCATGTCTTTTCGTTTTCCATAGTTATAGTGTGTTAAAAATTACTTTGTATTACAACGTTCGCGGCATTTAATGTACAAGTGCCTAGCCCTAATAGTGGTGTTGATAGCCTAAGCTGTATATAAAAACCATTGGCAATAATAGCCGAATTTGAATATATACTCAAAGGTGTTATCGTAAAACTAAGCGGTTCTGTTAGCTTAGTAATATCCGCTATGTCAGCCAATCCCCCATCCTCTGGGAAAGGGAAGTAAAAATCAACACCAGGGCTAACACCATTTGGGATAACTATCCTCATTTGTAAATTAGATGATGTTGCGATTATTGTTGTTGTTGTCTTTGCAAACAACTGCAAAGTTATTTGCCTGTTATAATCGCCATACACCCTGAATTTATTATTAACACCGTCCCAGTGTATCATTTGATTTCCAGTAGTAGGATCTTTTGGGTAGTAGTTAAAATTCAAAGCAGACGTACCATTGAACACGACTGTTTGCCACGATGTGGTTATGCCAAAAGAGGACGATATATTGACCCTTAGCGATGGTTCTCTTATTGAATAATTCATCGAGCGTAATATTGAGTGGCGTTAGATGTTATTAGTATGCTTTCATATTGCGGGGTTACTGTGTATGTTGCAGCCCCATTTATATTTGCAGATCCAGTAAGAACAACGCCGTTACCAGAACTGTCTTTTTTGTAAACATAAAGTTGATATGTTCTGTTTGATGCACCCATTGTTGCAGCGGATGGTAGTGTTATGGTTACGACACCAGCAGATGCATCTACATAAAGATGGAGTATTCCTGCATTAAAATCAGTAAGCAATACGGTGTAGTTTGCCGATTTTTCTAGCGTTGCTGATAGTGACGCAGCTTGTACAAACGCCGTAGTCGCCACCTGCGTAGTGTTAGTCCCCGCTGCCGCTGTCGGTGCTGTTAATACCCCACTAAACGCACCCGTCGTTGCCGTTGTCGCACCAAGTATAGTTGTAGACCCTATAGAATAAGTTACACCATTTGATCTAAACTTATGACCCGTGTTATCATTGGCATGCCAAACGTCACCGTTTTGCGTATTATTAGGCGTACCTGTACCTTGGAACTCAATCGGCCCGTTAGAGATACGCAAAGGTATCATCCTTACTCCTGTATAACCCAACGTGGCAACCGTAAACACCCCGCCTGTTATGGTAGCCACACTAAACGTAGACCCTACCGTGTAGCCACTACCGCCCGTTGCTGCCGTAGCCGGAGTAATAGATGTAACAATACCCCCCGCTATAACAACCCGCCATGTTTGACCAGATCCGCCACCGCTTAAAGTGGTTGAAGCTAAGTTATCGTACGTTCCATCCGCTGGCGGCGATGTTGGCTGCGTAGTTATGGTAGCTGTTAATGCCCCCGTTCCTGTAGTTACGTTCGGCCCGAATTGCGCACCGAAAACAATTGCGTTATTTGCATTTGGCGTAATAGTCGGCAAAGACCTTAACCCATACACCAAATTACCCGTGGTGGAGTTCTGTATAAGTTGAGCTGTGCTTATATTCCCGTTTATCGTTAGCGTGTTAGTTAGCGTCTTAGCCCCTTGAAATGTTTCTGGGGCTGTGGTTACCGAGAAGTTTGAATTATTGGTAAAAGCACTTGTTGTTGTTGGGAACGTAGCAGCCGTTCCATCCCCACGTATATATTGAGCGGTTGTGCCTGGTAATCTTATACCAGCAAGCGTTTGAATTAGTTCAAAAACATTCGCCGCATCTTTTCTAGCGTAGTTACTAAAGTTAGATACGACATTATCGCTTTGCGCACGGTCTGACAGATCAAAATATCCGCTATTAGCAATTAAACCAGCCAATACCTTTGCCCCAATATCGTTAGGATGAACATTATCAAACGTCATCGTAACAGGATTGAAAGAAGTTGTTGCGACCTTCCTTGTTGCAAAACCATCTATCCATGTGTAAAGCGCAGTTTGGTCAACCGTACCAGCGGCAGGTGTGTTTTCGGGTATTGGTAGCAAGTGAACCACTGGCGCAACCGCTTCTAATTGTGAAGTGATGCTCGTATAATCATCGATGTATGGATAATTCCCGTTAGCGATATTGTTACGGCCAATATTCAATAACCATTGCTTAGGCTTAAAGAACCCTAATAGGTAAGGCAATTGTGCCAAAACTTCGCGCGTGTCATCGCTATTGCCAGCAAATACATTTACAATACCGAACTGTTTAAGATATGTAGAGTACCTGTTGCCGTTATAAACTGGCGTTGGCAATAGCGTTTTACTATCACCGATCGCTAAAATGTCGGGTGTGGGGTTACTGTAACTCTTTATATCAATATTCTTGATACTTACAGATGAACCTCCGTTATAGATAACGGGATCCCCCGTATTCTGATTGCCGAAAGCACTTGTTGAAACCGAATAGTTTTGAGTGATATCCGTAAAAGTTACGGTCATTCTATCTGGCCTAAACGAGTACGTCAATGTACATATGTCGTTCACAGCAGGTACAAACTGACTTGCTATCGGTATGCTGAATTGGTCAAAATTTACAACGTTGGTCGTGAAGTTATAACTACCTGAAATAGTTTGATCAGCAAAGGGATTAATAGATTTCCTACCAACGCTTAATGATTTACCCGATTTGCTTAGTATGACAAACTTAACAGTAATATCTAAGTTCTCATCGGCATTAGTTAGCCCGTTAAGCGTCATGTATTGGCTCAAATCAGAGGACCCGCCAGGTAAAGTAATACTCCCATCTGTGCTTAAAGTAGGGGTAAACCCAACTACCGTAAAGTCTGTCAGATCTGCATAGTTAGAGTTGTTGTAGATGTTGATGGGGTCGGCGGCTCTGGTATCGGAAGCGGCGGAGAGGTCTATTAGCCGTACAACGTCGTTATCGGAAACGGGGGCTTGTGTGGCTTGTGTTTGTGATGTAAATTTAATAGCCCCAAGTGAGCTGCCAATAAGGAAATCAGTAGGAGTTCCTTGAAAAGAGATGCTTTGAGAGCCATTTTCCCTAAAAAATACTAAACTCTCTTTGCTCAAAGGAGCAAAATTTTCATCTTCGCCAGGTATGCCAGCAAGATAACCATTAGGTGCTAAAAATTGTGATGCTCTAAAATTTCCGCTTATCCATCCGTTTGCATCTTGCGCTACATCAAATTGGTTTTTAATAAACCCATCTGCTAAAAACTCCAAAAACAAAGCCTCGGTCAACACAATGCTTACGTACTCGCCATCAACGTAAGGAACGATCAGCACGTTACCATCGCCGTCAACTTTCTTTACAAAGGTTATTACCTTAGCTTCGTAACCAACAGGTCTGGTCGGCCCGAATGCTGCATCTTCGTTTTCTTCGTCTATCATGTTGATGTAAATATAAGTAAATGCGATAAAAGAAAAAATAAATTTGGATTGTATTATAAAAGTATATACCTTTACTGCCATGATAACAGAAATAGATAATTACAGGGGACACGAAATAAGGTTTGATACCGATAGCGAAACGTTTGTTTGTGATATAGACGATAGTCGGTCTATAAAAAAATCGTATTCGGCATTAAAAGCATTTATAGATTCATGGATTAAGGATAATTCAGAGTTTGTCCCTTTTTTAGTTGCCAAAACACCTAATGGTTATGGTTGTGTCGATAGCGATAGCGATGGTAAAATAATCGGCATCAGAAAAGATGGTAGATTTATTTTAGAAAAGGCAGACGGTAAAAAAGAGCAAATTTCAGACTATCAACTTGATAGATATATGCTTGTTGAAAAAGATAATGATGCCATAAAACTTGCTATTGATGCTTTAAATTTAGAAATAAAAGCTAAACAGTCTGAAATAAGTTCGCTAACACAAAAGCTAAAGGTAACCACGCTTAAAGATCTTTGGCCTAAATACAAACCTGTATAAAATGGGTAGGCCAGCTAAGGATATAAAAGCAGAACGTAAGTTTTACACGCTTACTGATAAAGCGGCTAAAAAACTGGATACGATACCAAAGGGTAAAAAATCCGCTTTTGTATCTGCCGCAATTGAACATTTCACACCAATACCGAACGGGAACGGCGGTTTTAAAGAGGAGGAAAAGTAATATGGAAAAAATAACAGCAGAGTTTATAGTGAGCCAAATAGGCAAACTATCAGAAAAAGAGTTAATAGCCTTAATTGAAGATTTTGGGGATTTTCGTTGGGCTGATGGGCAAGACAATATTAACCAAAATAATAACAGGTAAAATGAAAGAGTATTTATTAACATATGATGACGGAAGTACATTGCATGTAGTTGCCAAAAATGAAGTTGAGGCAAAAGAAAGGGCTATCAAAGCCAACAAAAACAAAGACGAAGTTTTTAGCGTGGAGGATTATTACTTATGAAAACGGAAAAACAACTATTAGAAGAGGCGGCATCTATATTGGCTTGCATGTATCAGCTAAGTGAGAATAGGCTTAGTAATGATATAAAGGTTAAGACTTACGATGTTTGGTTTGATACCGTAAATAGGTTTAAGAAAGATTACGAAGAGTTTTTGAGTGAGCCAAAGCCAATCTGAATATGTGGCTGTGCTGCTCCAATCTTAAATCCTTATTTTGGTGGTATATCGCAACTAAGCGGAACGGGCGTTATTGATCTTAACAATGACAATCAATCGGGAGCTATTATAGGTAGCCATTACCCTACTAGCCCTTGCTGATAAGTATGCTGGGTTGAGGTAAAAATTTAGGTTGTGCGTATACATTGCGGAACGCCCCCCACTGGTAGGTTACCCAGTTCGCTACCCCATACAGTTCGGCTGATGGGGTTTTGCGGTGCATAACAGTTCTATTATAATTGAAGTAACAAAAGCGGCATGGAAAAACCGCGCAAAAAAGGAGGGAATATGCGTTAGTTAATTCACCAATGTATTAGTAGATCGACCCAAAGCCTCGCCTGTTCCGACACGCGGGGATTTGGTGGTATAAAGCAATAGTAATTATGGAAACAAAACAATTCCTTGTAAAAGAAAATAGCCTTCAAGAGTTTGCATCAGCTTACTTTTTAGAAGATGAGATAAACGGTCATCGCAGGGATACGCGAGATAGGATAAACCCCTACAATATCTTAGGCGGTGACAGGATATTTGCCAGGAAGTCAATACTTGAACAAATAGGAGTTTCTGGACATGTTGTGTTCGAAATTATAGACGAGAGCAATAAAACAAGGTCTAAAATGACGCATACTTACAAGTACTTGGTTGAAATGTACGACGATTTTACGGTTATGCTTATACTGTTTCATTTTAAGGTTAAGACTAAGTTTGATGAAGGGAAATAGGTCAAAGCCCCCGAACTGCGAGAGGGACGGGGCTTTATCAAAGGGGTATTAAAAAAAATAGTAAGGTACGGGTCATTACATGAAAACAAAACTGATAAAAGCACGTAAGTCAAAGCCATGTATCTGCTGCCTTGGGCTAATAGAAAAAGGCGAGTTGTACGATAAGGAAGTGGCTAAGCATAAAGGTGGATATAATGGGATGATCGATGAGTGGGAAGATGGATATAACGAGACTATATTTTACCACTCGGACAAGGATATGTGTTCAGAAAAAAGCAAAAAAATTAATTCAGATATAAATGATTATGAAAGATGAAATACAGGATGGGTTTAATAGGTTGATAGAGTTGGCGGCGCATATAAGCGAAAATATAAGACAAGACAAAAAGTCTCTTGCATGCGCTCAAGTAAGAAAACTTGTTGCAGATTTAGAAGTTCTGCAAGCCGAGATTGAGTTTAATTCATAATAGGGTTTGTTGACCACCCGCAAGCGCAAGGCGAACGGTTGGTGTAGCTAAGTGAGCGGGGTAATACCCGCATTTGGCGGTTAAAAAGGAGTTGATATGGAAAGAGAAATAAAGTTTAGAGGTTATTCAATTGGGCTTTGCAACTGGGTGTATGGCTCATTAGTAAAAGGCGATACCGCTACATATATTGTTTATAAAGCTTACGAAGATGACTACCGATTTGCTTTTGATAATGTCTTTATTGAGGTTGATGAAAAATCAGTTAGCCAATTCACCGGCTTAACCGACCGTAACGGCGTTGAGATATATGAGGGGGATGTGGTAAGAGTAACTAAGAGAAGTCAAGCGCAAATCCATACGGGAGTAATAAAAATGCCAAAATCGTGTTGGGTAGTAGAAGTTTCGCCTAATAGATGGTATAGAACCGCTGAATATTCACAATTTGAGATTTTAGGCAACATCCACCAACACCCCCACTTACTTAACCAATAAAACAGGATGAAAACGAACGGAGAAGATTTAGTAAATCAAAGTATTGTAAAGACAGAAAATAACGATAATTCTACCGATAACTTATATAATATAGTTGGTAACGGACTTACCAAGCGTGAACTAATGGCTATAGAATTTACCAAATCCATAGTAACAGGTATTTATACCGGTTCGGCCTCACGTAACGAGGCTCACGGATGGCCTTATTCTGAATTTGCGTCAGAAGGTTTACGTTTAGCCGATGCCCTCATTAACGAGTTAAATAAATAGAGATGAAAAAACAAAAGAGAAAAATAGTAACATTTGAGCCATTTATGGCTTATGATGGCGAAGATTTCAGAAACAACAAAAAGACATTTGTAATTGACTATACGCTTAACAGGCAAAAATATAAGCGTAGGTTTTATATGAAAATATCACTTCCTATTCTAAGGTATACCCCACCAAAAGAATTATCTAAATATATCTATGAGCGGTTTAAAAACAAACTTAAAATCAGATAACCTATGAAACAAGGCGACAGAATAGAGGTGTTACAAAACTTTGATCCATATAGAGTTTACACACCAGATGGATATAGGTATCATATCGTTTACCCTAGCGTTATTGGGTATTGGGTGGTTAAACCCTACCCCACCACCAAAACGTAATCATCGGCTGATGCATCAACGTCAGTAGTGATAATACCAGTTGCGCCATTCCAATAAGGTTTTGAGAACTCTTGGTAAACGCCATCAATAACCAAATAAATCCCCATTTTAGGGGGTATGCTCCCTATTACTCCGCTATCATATTCAAAAGAACTTGATGGTGCAGTAACCGGCACAACAACAGGATCAACAACGTCGGGTATAACGCTATTTATCATCCCCTTAGTTACCCAGTCCCTATCAGCAATATCGGTCAACGTTCTATCATCGTCATAGCCCATGTTTTGGGTAACAGGGGTTCGCTCTCCTGCAATAGCTGGCGATATGTGGACTACCTTTAGCCCTTTTGCTTGCATGTCATTATATACGTTCCCTGCCATTGTCTTAATTTGTTGTACGTTGATACCTTGTTATGTAAACCGCAACACGCCACGGCGGTAAGCTATTTATAGGCGTTCCAGCACCAAGTGGTTTTGTTTTGCCATACCAAGTATTAGGAACTTCATTGAATGATGCTGGATTGTCCGGCGCTTTATTGATTTCATACTTTAAAGGCTGGCTATCATTTCTAACCCTTGCGATATGACTTGTAGTTGTCGGCGGGTCTCCAGATGCATTATTACCGTGTGCTGCAAACACCTGAATACCCTCGTTAGGTAAATTAGTCATCGCCAATACAATGGTAGCCGACCCGCCTGGCGTTGTTGTCGCTAAATAAGTAACACCATCGTAAGATATTTTAAACCTACCCGCAGCATCAAGATTAATCCTGTAATCAACAAACTCCCGCGCCTCTCGTCCATATCCAGTATCTAAGTCAAAGTCTAACTCAAAAGTAGGTTGATCAACAAAATTATATTCAGCGGTCATCCCAATAGGAACGCCCAAAGTAGCAAACCCAACAGGGTTAAGCGGGGCGGCGTCTTGATCATAGTAAACTACGCGAACATCGGTGTTGTGTCCCGCAAGCCCTGTGATGTATAACGTTTCTATACTATCAAACGGATAGTCTATTCGGATAAGCTTTTTTCGGTCACTAAATACAACATCTTCGTAAATATCATCCCCATCTAAAGACGTGCCTATCTTTAGTGTAATTTCTTCTGGCGTTCCGTTCTGCTCTATGAGTATCCATTCTAAGACAATCTTGTCTTTAAAAATACCTGGGATAACCAGATCTATGCCGTTGTTATCATATTTCATGGTTTTACGTCTATCATAAATTTCATCCCCGGTTGCTTCATTATCCGTTATCTCATAGTCGATATTATCCGCGTTATCGGCCGGCCTAATAACTATTTTAGCATTAACGACCTTTGTTAAGTTCCCCTTTTCAGGTTCTGCCCTCTGTATTTCCCATTTAGCCCCCTCATCTTTCTGATAAAATTCACCATCAGCAGACCATTGATCACAAGCCAAAACAAAGTTGAACTTTTCAACCATCCAGTCAGCGGCCATTAACACGTTCAGATCAAATTTACGAAACGGTTCGCTATCTAACAACGTTACATCTTGTCCCTGATCTATAAAATTAGCATCAACAAAATCGGGTTGATAATTCAGGATAGAAACATATGCGCGAATAGATGGAGTAAATGTATCTGATTTAAATATTAACCCAAATGCGTTTCGGCTATTGGTGTACTCAAACAAAACCGTATCAAGATGCTCGCCAATAATGAATGGTTCGCTATCCAATATGCGGTCTTGCGTATCGTCGTTAAACTCGATCTTGATGTAATATAGATCATCGTCATAATCAGCAAAATCCATCGGCACATCGTAAACGCGCATAGTGTACCCGACTAGTATCGCCCCTTTGTCTATTGGCGTATAGGTCTGCTTTACGATACCTGTATAGGCAAAGAAAACAGTAACAGTAAATTCCCAATCCGACAAAACTTGAAATACATTTTCATCGTCACGGATAACAGGCTGTTTATAGCACGAAGAATAGTCTTTATCAAAAGGCTTACTTTTGTACCGAACATCGGGTGTTAGCAATTCAACAAACCTGAACGGGTTAGCGTCGGATATTTTTAAAGACTTATTCCCGTTCGTTATATCTATTGCCATGTTGGGTATAAATTTACAAAATATTATCCGCTGTCAAAATTAAACTATATTCCTGCGCAGACCTGCGCGATATATCAACACCAGCATCCATTATAAAGCCTTTGTATGACTTATTTCGTCTCGGGAATAGTAGATACCCATTAGGTATAGCATCGAGGTACTCAAGCGTATGGTAGTCACATTGAAAGGTAGCCTTTATTGGTATAAATATCGGTTGACCTAAATTAGCTATCGAAATATCATCATTTTCTTTTACAGCAACACCATTTTCATCAATTGTAAACAGATCGGCGTTTTTGTCAGCACTTGCAAAAGTTATTTTGTACGCATCAAGTCCGTACATCGAACTACGCAACCAAGAACCATGCCTACGCAAGTTCCGCGCTGGGCTTATCCGCCAATTATACATTGTGCCAGCCGCTAACGTTCCGCTGTAATATGACGGGGCTTGTTCGATAGCGGAAAGGTCGGACGTTAAAACGAAAACAAATGTTTCGTTATCACTATCTGCATCTACTGTTTTTTTATCTGCCAGGTTTATCCGCGTAAACTCTATGCCGTACATGTCAGCGCGGTAAGGGCATTGAATATCATATTCTTTTGGTTGCCCCTCATTGCTAACATCAATCGGGGTATTCCAAAACACTTCGCTATTGAATTCATCCCTGCCATTCGTCTTATCATAGGTCTGTTTAATATAACCCCCTTTGATAGAGTTGTACATGTACTGCGTCAACTGCTCAAACTCAACATTTTTAGTACGCTTTATAGTGGCTGATTGCGCCTGCCTAACAAAGAAATACTCTTTCCGCTCTAAAGTGGGTGTAATTCCGCCCCCAGTACCGAAACCAGCCCCGCAAATGCTGTTTATAGCTTTGAAAAACAGATCAAAACTTGTTTTTATGGCAGGAATAGCGGGTGTAACTGTGATATTTCCGTCACCATCAGCCGTTTCTTTGGTTTCTAGCTGCCTTAGAGCATCCCCGCAAGAAAGGTATAATGTTCGCCATGTTACACCAAGTAAAAAAGAGTTGAAATTAACATCTCCGCAAATTCGCTTCATTAACTCGCCAAAAACATAGTAGGCACTTACCATCTTGCAAGTTGTTGACGGGCTTTGTGTAAAGTATTTGGCAGTGAAACTACCGTCAAGAACGCCCATAAATGCCGATGCGCCTGTCCCAGAGGTGTTACTGAAATACCAATATAGTACCGATCCTGCTAAAACATCTATAGATGCATCTATTTCGATCGTAACTTCCCCATTTATCGTTGATGAACTAAAAGCAGTGTATAATTTTGTCCCTGTTTGGTCGTATAATGAAACATCCCTGCTTCTACCACTTGCGCCTGGAGATATTGCTAATCTTAAAATTCCCTGTATAGTTATCTTGGTGTCTGCTACCGCTCTGTACCACCATTTATCATTATCGCCAAAATTTGGGTCTATTTCCTCAAACCTATTTACCTGCTGTACGCTACCCTCTGTGCTTGCCGCCTCTACCGAAACAACATTTATCTGCGGAAAATAATTAGCCGAAACTTCGGTATCCGTTCCAAAAATCATTGTAGCGGTTTCCATTAGCCGCAAGGACGGGATCTGAATGTTACGAACAGCATCGCCCGATAGCGGTATTTCAAACATTACGCTCTCTTTGGCTTTTACTTTTTGAGCTATGTCGCCGTCTAGTGCCATTATAGTACAGGCGTTATCGTTTTCGGATATCGTACTAAAGTCTAACGGTCCAGAAAATACAGGGCTATATGACCAATCATCGTTAAATTCGTCGATTGTTAGCTGCACATCGGCTTTTGTGCCTTTTTTTCTCCACTGCTCAACAATAATAGCGCGACCTTGATTAACGAACTCCATGGGCGCAGTAAGCCCTCTAAAAACACCGTAATACTTTTCATTACGAATGTGTTTAATGATATGCTTATCCCATCCTTTCGGTGCTATTTTGAGAACGGTAGGTAAGGTTTGGTCAACCGTTAGTGTATATCTGAATTGCGGAGGTTGTATCATTTCTTCATTCCGTTGTAAATGTTATTCCACTTATTCGAGCGAACTGGTTGATGTTGGGCTGTCCGTGTACGGAACGCTCCGACCATTTTATCACCTAACTCTTTGGTTGCCCTAACAATATCCCCGTTGTCCTGCTTTCCTCTAACCTGAATATTAAGCGGCTCTGGCTTCGCAAGCATCTGCATGTACTCTTTGTTATTGAAGATCTGCGTACCGCGCGGCAAGTCAACCAAAGTAGAAGTCCCTGGCGTTTCCCAAAGTGACCCGTTAGGTAGTTTAGCCAACTCTTTACCGTATCTGTCACCAACGATCGCTAATCCCCCTTTGTGACTATCAACGCCTGTATGATATTCGGGGATAGGAACGGCTAATAATGCCGCCAATTGAGCCGCACCAATACCAGCCATTGCTATTGCTCCGAACAAGCCCCCAAAGAAACCCGCTGTTGCATAGGTTTTTGTTACAGCTACATAAGTATTCTGTAATATTTGGGCTGCGTTAGCGGCCTTTTCTATTACAGCCTGTTGCCTGCGCCGTTGGGCTATCTGCTTTTCTAAAGCCGCCTGTTTAGACGCTGATTGTGCATTTATCAGCTCTATCTTAGCCTGTTTATTAGTTTGGCTATCTAAAGTACGATTGACGGCGGCTATTTCTTCATTTGCCGTGTCTTGCAGGGCTTTTTTACGTCGCTCTAATGACTGTATTTGCCTTTCATATAGCCCATTTATCGTATTTACAGCAGCGGCTTCAAAATCAGTCACGGCGCGAATAGCCTCTTCGATGTTTTTAAGGCGTTCTTTTGGGTCCTTAGTAGTTACGCTACCCTCGGTTTCATCTGCATTAAGTTCTTTTAACTTTATTTTAAGACGCTCTAAAGCCTGTTCAGCACGGATAAGGTCATCCTCGCTACCAACGCCCATTTCAAAGTATGCGCGTTGTATGGCAACTAATTGCTCGGCGGTATCTATTTCGTTATTTAGTCGTTGCCGGGCATACTTGATCTGTATATCGGTCTTTTTCTTTTCGTATTTTTCTTTATCAAGTTCGCCGCTTGCATATGATGTAGCCAAAACAGATAATTCGTTTGCCTGTTCATTATCAATACGCAATGCCCGTTCTGTCTGCCTGTTAGCTTCTGCATCAAGAAACTCTTTTTCGTCTTGTGCAAGTCCGTTGTAATATTCGGAGTATGCGTTTTTGAACTGCTCTAAAGTCCGTTTACTAAGATCTTGCCGTTGCTTTGCCGTATCAGTTTCAACACCTATCAATAATTTACTTGCCTCGCTTGCATCGATAATGTCTTTTTTACGGTAACTATTTATCAGATTATTGGCGGTTGACTGGTATTTATCAATGGCCGCTAACCTTTCAGAGTATGATGTTTGCTCATTATCCAATACCATCTGCTCATTGTCTTTAGCGATCGCCAATAGATCAGATAGATCATTTTTTACTTTTTCGGTGTTATTGGTATCTGGAGTTATCAGCCCCTTAGCTATCGCATTATTGCCGCCCATTACAGATGTAATAACCCGCTTTGTTGCTTCCGCTTGTTTAATAAGAGCATCTTGTTGGTCTAATGCCGCCTTTGCTCTTGCGTTGCTTTGCGCGATAAGCGGGTCTCTATATTGAGCAAATGCATCTGTACCACCGCCCCTTCTACGCCTCGATGGGTCTTTATCAAACTCTTCTTGCTGTTTCCTTGCTTTTTCGTTAGCCCTAAAAACTTCATTTGCATTGGCTATCTCTATCTTTTGCTTTTGTATATCGGCATCAAGTATTATTGCATCCTGCTCTGCTATCTTGGTCGCAGCCGCTCTGGCACGAGCGTTATTAATTATAGATGCAGATAACTCATCGTAACCGCGTTTTGCTCCACCTGTTAATATTGCCTCATCGGATAAATCCTTAAATGTTTGCGGGAATTGCTTTTGCAACTCATCAACCGCATCTCGCCTATCTTTTAGCGCATTATTATTGTCGGTAGCGGCTTTATAGAGAATGTCAAGTTTTGATTTTTGTTCTGCTATTTCCCTGTTTGATGTTTTGTAAAAATCATTAAGATTTTTTTGGGCGGTAGCAAACTCATCAAGTGCTTTTTTGCCCTGAAATAGAGATTTAACAAAGTTTCCTATTTCTTTACCGTATATAGTGAGCAAAGTTACGCCTAGTGATAAAGCTGTACCCCACGAAAACAAAGAACTTACTAAACGAGAAAAAACACCTGGTGTAGCAACACCCTCTGCCCGTAAAGCAGCTACTTCTGTTCTTGTTCTTGCGATCTGGTCAAAAAATATCGGTATATTATTCGATAACGCTAATATCCCCGTCTGTGCAGATACCGCAAAGGCTGGCAACTCCCTTGTTAACTGATTGATGCTATTACCTAATCCATCGAACGCCGAACGGTAATTACCAACGTTACGACGATAGTTTCCCAGTGGCTGATCAATGGCATCTAATTGCGCCCGTAGTTGTTGAGCGGTTCTTGAAGTGTTAATAAATTGCTGTGAGTTAACACCTAATTGCGCCCCGTAATTTTGCGCTACATTTTGAGCCTCTATGTAAGCGGCTTCTAATAATTTATAAGCCTGTGATTGCTTAGCTATATTGGCCGCTTCTCTCGCTGCTCTTTGTTCTGCCCTTGCTGCTTCCCTTGCTTCACGTGCCGCACGTCGTTCAGCGGCGGCCGTTTCTCTTGCCTCTGCCTGTTCTTGTTGACGGCGTTGTTGTATTTGTTGCTGGATTGACCTATCACGCTCTCTTTGTAGTTGTTGTTCGGCGGCACGTTGACGTTGCAATGCTTTTTCGACATCATTTAATGCTCGTGCCTGCGCCTGTGAGTTAGTTTTGTAATCTCTTACTCCACGGCTACCGGCCAACGTATTGCTTGCAGCTGTTGCGCCATCAATAGTATCCATTAAGGCATTATTAAGCTTTAAAACCGCAGCCTCGGCATCGGCAAGCTGTTTTAAAGCCTTTTCGCTAACAAATTCGCTAATTACCCCTGTTCCTGCCATTTTCTTCTTGTAATGTCTTAACCATTGCATAATAACGGGCAACAGTTATCTGTTCAGCATCCGTATTTAGACCGTTATTGAATTTACCCAAAACTACTAAATTGTTTTCAAAGTCGGCGGCTGTCATTTTAGCCTTGCCAGATGAGGCTGTTTCTCGTTCTAATTGCGCCTCTTTGTTTTTGGCATCGATATTAAGCGATTTGCAGACCGCCTTTAACCTTTCTGGCGTTTGGATACCGTACTTGCGCAAATATGCCTTAGTTCGCTCGTCTTGAGGTAATGAGGCGGTTAACTCTATTAGGGCTATCTTAGTTCGGATAACCTGTATATCTCTCTCAAGAAAAACTATTTGCGCAGCCTTTGCGTCACCTAAAATATCCAGGTACTCTGCGTAAAGGTCTTGCCAATTACCTATGCCATGCTGCTCGGGGGTATCCCCCAACAGGCACTTAATAAAAACCGACAGCTTTAAATTATCGCATTGGTAATCCTGTAACTTGGGTGATGTAGGCGTTGATCTTCGGCGAAAGAGTTGTTCGAACATATTTTACTTTATTAATTTCAGTTAAGCCCATGATGTCTTTATAATCTGATATAAGGTCGGGTGCTTTGCTATCGGTGCTACCGAACTTATAATTCCATCCTGACACCCTAAAAAATATACCTCGATAGAATGCACCTGTAAGTTTAAGGTCAGGTGTTTTAAACCCCGCTAAAGAATTTGTTTGATATTTTTTTAGGGCATATGGCGCAGACCGATATTGTGGCGCTATTTTAGTGCCACTGGCTGTTAAACCCCTCGACATCTGATCTCTATTAAAATCTTCTGGGACTTCGTGAGTTGATTGAACTATATCCCCAATTTTACTGCGCAAATTAGCCTGTAAGGCTTGCATGGTTGCGAGAAGTTCGGGAGTGGTGGGCATAAAGTAAAGGTAACAAAAAAGCCCTCACATTTCGCAAGGGCTTTTCTTTACTTAGTTTCGGCTGGCTTTTTCTTGCCGTGTTTTTCTAACCATTCTTTCAGGATAGCCTCTGGTATATGTGGCAGATCCTTTTGGAGTTCAGACAAACTCTTATGCCCATGAACATCCTTATTGATTTTTACCGTTACCATTAGGTTGTGGTGATTGAGTTAGAACCTTCAAAGCCCTCGATACCGTTAGCCTCTAACGTTGCAATTGGCGCAAGCGAAATGATAGAGGCAACTCCGGTTGTTAGCGTTAACGTCAACTGCTTGGTTGTTGAGTTATAAGCGACAGCGGTTACTGCATTGCTTGTACCATCCGATACTTTAACAGATACCCAGTTATCCAACTCTAAAACCTCATCCGGATACTCATCTCCTAAAGCATCACCGCAACCTAGGATCTGTGCAGTAGCTAAAACGTTTGTAGTGGTACGGCTTATAAAGCCTAATTCGATAGACTTTAAACCAGTAACCTCTAAGTAGTCAGATGGCGACAACTCATAGAATCCGTAACCGCTAAGGAACAAGTTTTTATCCCATACCAGCCTGGTCAATGTTTGAGCAATATTGGTAGCAGACGGCAGTTTGTAGTCCGTAAATACTAACTCTAAAGGCACCGGTGCTAATTCGCCGCCGATAGACAAGCCCCAAAGCGTACCATTTTGGTCGTACATAAATACGCCCATCTTGCGCTTATTGAATTTGCGCAATTGGTTTGCTAAGTAGATGCTGTTATCGGTCGCTTGCATCGTAGCGTCATAAAATCCTTCACGAACAATAACAATCTGGCCGTTTGGTAGCGTTTCACTTGTTGGATCTTGACTGTTATCCGTTGGTGTTCCCACAACAGCAATCGGGTAAATCCTGCCTGTTCTTGCAGCTTTAGTTGCGGCAATTAGGGCTGTCTTTACGGTCGCATCGCTTGCCATATTAGCGGCTGATAACCTGAATGATGTAGGTGCTAATATAAACCCGCTTAGGGTCTCAATAGCTAAAGCGCAATCGCAAGAACCGACATTGCCGTCCTCGGTAGCGCATTTTGGTTTATTTAAGTTCGACATGTTATTTCTTTTAGTGTTAATTGTAAATTGGTTATTAAAACAGCATCTACCTTGTCTATAAATATATTCTTGTTATCACGGCCTAATACACCTTCACGCCCCCAATAAGCTTCAATTATCTTATCATGCTCTGGTCTAAGACCGTCTTGCTGGATAACTTTGCTTAACCTAAGTTGCCATATAAACTCGTCATAAATTGGTAGCAATATAGGGTTGAAATTCGTTGCGTACCTATCCGCCGTACTCATCGCTTGGTCGCTGTTTACGGTAGCGATAACTATTGTTAAAGTAACGGATTTGTCTAGTCCCGCCTGTCTCGCTTCGCGCTCTTTAAAGTTACATATCAACCAAAAAAGCGGGTATTTCTTAGCATCATAAGTCCCGTTACTCCAGTTCGCCAATAGCGTTACCACCTCCTCAACCGTCCCAAATTGGTAATTGATACCGTTCGGAAACTTCTCTGATAAGATAGGCGCAAGTTTGGTATTTACTTTCGCAACTACCTCTCCGATAACGTCTACTACATTGGTAATTAGCGGCCTCATAAACCCCAGATGTTTTTTACCTCAAATATCCAAGGTTTGCAACCGTAAAATGAGCCAAAACCCATTAATGTACCGCAATATGCTACCCATGATTGATTGTAGTAAGCCGCATAATCCGCCGTATTGGCATTAATAAACTTAACCACCTCGACATTATTACCTACCATTTCATTCCATATCGGTATCATCTTCTCTAATGGCGTAACTATATCGGCATTTTCAGCATTAGGCGCGGTTTCACCAATGTTTCCTGTTTGTGTAGTGTTGCTAAACCTATAATGCCAATAAACGAACCCTATGATAGAGGTTTTGCACTTGTCACTTAGGTTAGTCCACTTAGCTAATACTGGGTCGGCTACAAGTCCTGCTTTTAACAAGGTGTATAAACTATCCCCTAACAACTCGGTCAATAGCAACGGCTCGTACTTGTCAATATACCATTGGATAGCTTCAGCCGTCATTGGTTCTGATCTGTTCGGGATGCTGTACTCTTGTACGAAACTGCTAGGGGATATGATAGATGCCATTTATTTAGTATCCTCGGTATAGTAAATACTTTTTGTGCGTACTGTTTTGCGTACCCGTTGGCGTGGTGATAACCCTGTAATTCACATAATGATTAGCCGTTAACAATACGCTATTTACAGCGGTTGCATCGGTCAATGTATATGAGTTAATAGTTGTCCACGCCTCGGTGCTACCAGCTGCGGTAAGCTTGCCCTGCAAAACAATAGTACCTCCAACAGTCCCGCTGTTTTTGATAATATCATACTTTAAGGTGATGGCTGTACGGCTCTTAGCAATACTAAAGCTAATCGTGTCGGCGGTTGTATTCGCTAAAGTACGGGTCGTTCCTATCTGACCCGCGAAGTCCTGGGCATGGGTAACTAAACCCGATAGCAACAGGACGGCTGCTATTAATAGTTTTTTCATGATAATTTTTCCTCCTTTTTCGCTTTTTCAAACGCGTCTTTAGCGGCTGCTTTTTCTTTCTTTTCGTCGAAATCTTTAGCTGTAGCCTGTACTTTATCACCAAACAAGGCGAATACATCTTTGTGAATGGCGTGTGTTTCGCCTTTCTTGTATATCACCATTTTACCAGACGGATTGTAATCTTCCTTGAAGGTCACAATTTTAACGTTATCTAATTTTTTGCTCATGATCTACTAAACTACGGGTAAAGTAATTGCGGCGAATACGTTAGCGAATGTATCGTACATAACTGAATTTTCACGGTTTTCAGCGATATAAGATAAGAACTCTTGGTATCCACGATAAGATGTTTTATCCTCACGGAAATCTTCCCCATTAAGCCCACGCTCAAACACCATATTACCGTAAGCGTATATCTTGAAACCAAGATCTGCACTTACAAGCAGGAAGTGAGTTGAAGGAATGTCCTCAATGTCGGCAGGGACTAACTGAACACCAGCGATAAACAACTGACCAGCTGCGTTAACGTAGATCAGGTTGTTGTTTAACCACTTCCCATCGGTTGCTTTCAAGTTGTGGATGCGATAGAATACATCATCCGAAACAAACATTTTACCAGGTTGCTCTTTGCTGTTCGCCATTGACGCAATGGCCGCAATGGCCGCATCGATGTAGTTAGCTAACTCAACGTTTAAAGTAAACGCTGGAGTAACAGTGTATTGTACCGCGTTGGTTTTCATACCAAGTGGTGCAAGTGCGTTAATGTCCGGGTCGTTGTTCAACAAGCCGTCGTTGATAGTCTCGCGTATCTCATCCATGAAATCCTCACGGATCCAGTTTTGGAATGATGGAACGTCGCGCAAAAGCTTGTCTTCGATAGTACCGAAAATAGCAACTTTCTTAGCATCAACTTCGCCAGTTGTTACGCGGAATGAGCGTTTAGGTTTTGCCTGACCTGACAAAATCCATGCTGCACCTCCTGGGTCGCCGCTTGTTGGGTTTGTATCACCAACTTCTACCTTTACTAAATAAACCAACTTAGGCACGTTAATAGTGCGAATGTCGAAGTTATCAAGTATAAGGTTACGTTTGCGTTTACGTTGGTTCAACAACGGGTCAACTAAACGGCCTGTGAATGCTGAAATATCTGTACCGCCAGCACCACCAACGAATGTTTGGTTAAAACCAAAAGTCTCAGCCGCTTTTATTTGAATTTTAGCTGCTTTTTTGGTTTTGTCACCATCTTCAAAAGTAGCCTTAACAAAAGCCTCGATGTCGGCAGTTGCAACTAATTCAGTACGGCCATTTGATTTACCTGCCGATTGTTCGCGCTTTTCAGCACTTTCCTCTTGCAATTCAACCAATTGCTTGTGTAAGCTTTCGTTTGACTTATTGATCTTATCTAATAAGTCTGTCATTTGCTTTGAAGATAGGGTATCAAGACCCTCCTGCAAAGCTTTAAGGTCCGCTTTTATTGCGTTAATTTCTTCCGTATTTGCCTTTTCGCCCAACTGCTTGTTGAACGCATCAACCTGTTCGCCTATTGACTTGATGGCTTTTAATTCCGGGCTTTCAGCCGCACCACCTTCGCCACCAGCACCATGATTGAACATGATAGGCATAAATATACCTCCTGTGTACATTGGTTTTCTCATTTTGTTGTTAGTTTTTTTAATAATTTGTTTAACTCATCCAGTTCTCGAGTGCTTTTTTGCGGCTCTATATTTCGAGTGGTCACAAGTCCCGGCTCGTAATTCTTTACTGACAATGTTGGTGTTAATGGATTGCTTGCAAAAACAACGGGGCTACCTTCTCGCTTTTTAGCTTCTCTTATTACCCAAACTATGCCGTATTCTTTTGCTATTTCAGGATTGATGCACTTTTTTAAAGTATCTTCAAAGAAATCCATTTCTTTTTGACTTTCCTCATCATAATAGGCGATGTCGTAATCAACATACATCATCCCTACCGAGTGCTGCTCAACCTCGCCGCTTGCATATTTCTCAAACATCAAAGGCTGGTTTGCTTTACTTAGAACAAACTCGTTTAAGTTCGCTTGCATATCAAAGTCAATATCAACACCGATATCTCGGTAATTCATGTTTTGGTTAAAGTTCTTTCCTTTACTTGATATGACACTCTCAAAAGTACGCTCGTGTTGCTTTAAAATAGGGTTGGTCGGGTTATCCTTAACAGTCTTTGTCCATATACCAGGTAGGTGCAGGTCAAGGTGGCTATCAATAACACCAGTTGTGTTAATAATTGCTTTAACAAGCATGTAATCGCCTGTGATATCTTCTATTTGAGGCACATAATTAGAGCGTTCAAAACCCTCTTTTAGCACTACATCCGCAAAGTTTTTATACTCTACCTTTTTTAATTCCCGCAAAGACTTTAAATTTTCCTTGATAAAACGGGCTTGATCCTGCTTATCGGTAAACTTTTTATCTGGGAATTGTTTAATAGAGTAAGTCATTTCTGTACCGGTTTATTGATGTATTTTTGCTTATCCTCGATAACCTGCTTAATTAATTTGCTGTTGACCTTCGCCTTGACCTGCTCCAGTCTGTCCGCTGCCTGTTCTTTTTGCTGGCTCATAATCTACTTCGCTAAAATTCGTGTCTAAGATAACGTTAATTTCATCTAATTTAATACCAGCCTTTAATAAAATTAAAAGCGTATCAGCTTTGATCTTTGTTGTTTCAGCACGTTCCTTTGCAAACACCTGCATAAATGGCAGATGCTCCCAGTCCATTACGTATGAAATACCTGAATTAAACTTCCGCTCAAAAGCGTTCATCCATACGTTAGCGCGGGGCTGCAAGCAATAGGATACTACCGCGCCCCTTGCCTTTTCCTGGTTCTCATAAGTCCCCGAATTGAACGCCTCCAATACGTCCTTTGGAATGCCGTACATAGAGCCAATGATGAAGTAGTCATTAAGATAGCTATCATCAAGTTTTAGGTTAGCAATATTTTCAACGAACCGCTTAATATCGATCATCGATTTGGTCGCGTGTACGTTTTTGGGGCCGTTTACTTTTTCCTCAATAGATAGCTTTTCATCTTCACCCAATGGCATTTTAGTGTGATCCTTAGGGTCTGCCTGACCAGCAACCATGTACTTACCCGCATATCTAACATTGATATTCTTACTGTCTAAAGCGGCCTCGCTATTGCTGATAACTTTATAAAGCGCATCAATACGGCTTTGCCCTTTAAACCAGTTGCCTGTTCCGTTGCTAAGGTCTGAAATATGTATTAGCTTTTTGAAAGGGAATTTAAATGTACTACCATCGTCGAAACGATAAGTAAGCGTTGTTGATTGCAGTTCGTTTTCGGACGCGTCAGATAGGAATAGCTTATCCTTTTTCATGTCCATTTCTAAAGGCCACTCTAATTTATGTGGCTCTAAGAAATACATCTTGTTTCGAGGGTTTGCAACGTCCGCGCTATCGATGTACAGATAGGCGTTACCCAACATATTCCAAAAACAATAATCCCAAAGGAACTGTGTTTTTTGCTGGCGGCGGTTTGGATTGTTGATCAAGTCAAGAAACGGGTCTTTATCTACTGACTTGCCGTTTTTGTAGGCATAAACCTCACCTATCGAGAATAGGTCGCAACATAACGAAAAAACCTTGAGCATGGCAGGATTAGAAAATACGATCTGCATTTTCTCAATATCCTTTGAGTATTCATTAAATATTGGCGCAGTACTCCAGATCTTGTAAAAACCGTCGAAGTGTTGCTTTTGATTGCCAAACCAATTACCGAATATTCCGTTTCTCCAATCCAAGATTTTGTTATTTGCGTGTAAATATAAATAAAGTTTTCAATTACAAAGTTTTTATTGTGCCATCCGCAAACATCCAGGCAGCACCATACGCAATACTATCTAGCGTGTGATTGTCTTGGTCAATCGGTTTATCAAGTAGCTGACCCGTTTTGCTATCCTTATCGTATGCGTAGTTTTCCTGCTCAAACTCAATGTTCTTACTTCGGTCTGTAAATACGATGTTGAGGCCATTGAGTATTTCGATACGGTCATCTAACTTATCTTTACCGCCAACACTAACCGCATACTCCCATCCAGCGTTACGCAAAGATCGTATCTTGTTTGGCCGGTTGCTATCGCAAATTATCTTTTGGTCGGTACGTATCCCTAACTGCGCAAACTTCCATGCAACAAGACCGTCGTGGTTATTACCCTCTCCGTCACCTGTTCCCTGTATAGCTTTTAACCTTTCAGGTGGTAAATTACGCCTGATCTCATTCTCGCTTTCATAATGTTTCTCATCTGCCCAGAGTGTACCATCATGATATTTAAGCCCGGTTATCGCCCACGGATCTACTTTGCCCCAATCATTGCCGATATACTCTTCTTTATTAAGCGCAAGGTATTCCTGATATGGTCGCTTTTCCCATGTGTAGATACGACCCTCTACCTGACCAACTTCACCATCCCCATAGACGCGCCACATGTTAGCCCAATATTGGTTGATGACGACAAGCTCACCTTTCTCGTTTACAGCCCAATCACCAGTATCGGGGTCTTTCTTGTAGCCTTTTTCTTTGTAGCGTAATATCTCGCCTCGTTCTTCGGCTGACAGAAATTCGTTGTCTTTAAAGGTTAGTTTTATGAAGTCGCAATCATCACGAGGGATAACTTCATTATGCGCCCAGAAACGTTTGTTTGGGTTAAAGTCAAAGATAACACGCTTTGCTCTTGACGTTAACTCTCGGTAAGTATCGAATTTAGATTTGTTGGCCTCGTTAATGAACATAACGTCAGAGCGCAGCCCTTTACCGATATCAACTTTATCAAGCCCTAAGAAACGGATAAAGCTACCATTAGGGAAACGGTACAGTACGCCGTCAGTCCAGTTGGCACGTTGGAATAATCCGAACGCAACCATTATTTTACAAAAGTCTTTGATAACTGTTATCCGCATTTTGGACAACTCGTCGGATGCGATGTAAATCTCTTTGTTAGGGTTACCGGATGCGTGGTTGATAAGGATTTGTAAGATGGCATAGGTTTTACCCGCCCCCTGCCCTCCCTGTATAGCCCATATGCGTTTACGCAACGCGCTTATCTTTCGTAGTGCAGTTGTTGGTTGCAACATTATTCCGATAATGGGTCATTGTTTAATACAGGTATATTCGTAACGTTTTGCTCTATCTCCTGCTTAGGCGCACCATAAGCACTATCCATGATAGCTTTGTAGCTATTCACGTCACCATCCATTGCGCCAGCCGCTATCATTATAGTAGCAACATCTTCAACCGTTACATCGTTGGTCATATCAGGGTAAGCCTCTTTTAGTTTTTCAAGTCTATCAGATGCTATTACAGCCCTCATTTCCAATACCTTGCGTGCTATTGTGCTACGGTTTTTTGCCCCTAATGGCCTCCCGACCTGCCTCCTAGGGTCGTCACCTTGCTGAAATGGTACTAAGTTACTATCGTTCACAGTATTCTCGCACTAAGTTTACACCAAATATACCACTTTTTTCACAACCCCCGCTTAGAAAAAAAATCATCTGCTTTTAGGTCGGCTATTGACACCTTATCGGGTCGCATAACCATGTCCTGCTTTGGCAACGCTTTACCCTCCCGATACATGGTGTAGTACAGGCAAGCCTCATCAAGACTATTAGCGAAATAAGCCGCCCGATTATTAGCCCAAGCATGAAGGTGAAACTTATATTGATGCTCAAATCCAGCCGCTACTTGGTTGCCTTTTACTTTGTAAGGCTTATCTGGTCTTTTAAATTCGATGTAAAGCCCATTTAAGCCCCCACAGCTAAGGATAAGTTCAAAGTCGGGTAATCCGTCAATATTGTTATAAACTTTCATTAGAGAGCCTGTATAGTACCCTCGTTTCTTTTCCTTCTCATGTCGGACGTATGGGTCTTTTGGGTAGTTCTTATCTATCCAATTGCAGAAGGATAGGTGTAGGTTTGCTTCGTCGTGTTTTCTTTGCATACCACTTGGTGGCGGTGTTTTCTTAGGGCCAGATATGTGTGGCTTAGTTCTTATTCCGTAACTCATATATCGTAAACATTAAAGGCTAAAGCTACCTTACGCTGATGTTTAACAACACGAACGTATTTAGCACCTGATCTTATTTCACTAATAAATTGTGGGTCATCATTATTTAGCATAATCTCGGCTATTTTAGCCAGTTGCTTTTTGTCCAATGATGATTTGTTGTTTATAATAATTCTCATTTGTTATAATATCCTTTATCAATTCGTTCCTGTATCAACTCCTTAGTCTCATCGCACACAAACATATCGTTCAGCAAGCACATATCCCTCTTGTAAACGTAGTCAGTGATTATCGACCCTGGCTCATACTTCGGTGGCGGCTTTGCTTTGCGCTTGGTCTCTCCTATGTATCCGTGGGTTTGGGAGGGGGATATGTGTTTCGCGTTTCGGGATGTTTTCATTTAGGTTGGATAAATATCCCTGTATGCACCAATCTGTTGCCTTTCTTAATAAAGGCCGATGACAGTTTATTGTCTCCTAATCTAGTTGGTAAATACGCTAGATAATTCTCGTCCTTTAATAGTTGCGTTAAATCTTTAACGTCATCAAAAATAATGTTAGCCTCATGGATAGTTCTAACTTTTGCTTTTGTTCTTTTCTTTTTCATATCTCTCTTACTTGTTAAATGTTAATTCCTGACCTGTGAGGGCGTGGTAAAGATTTTGGAGCTGGTGGACGTATATAAAAGTATCGCTTATTGGCAATAGTGACACCCCGTAATTATGAGTAGCCTGACCGTATCCCTGTATGTAAGCCGTCCATAAATTGTTTTCAGACATTGTTACATAATAAATATTGATCGGTAGTTCGATGCTATACTCATTATATCCTAATTTCTCAAACCCCATCTTCACCAGCCATTCTTCGGTGAGGGGGATGGGCTTTTGGTTATCAATAAGCCCATCTTCTAAACACAGGTCAGCCAAACCATACCTGTCAATTTGATGCACCTCTCCGTTTGCACCTATTAAATAATTCCCGATCCGAAGATCACTTGCTTGTAGTTTCATGGGTGTTAAATGTTATTTATTGGTTTAAAGTCCCATAGAAAATCCCAAAAGTTCATATAAGACAAATGTTCTGCATCTGACAAAACAGATGGTGTTATTTTTATTTCACCGTCCTTTGTAGATACGCTTATCCAATAAGTATCTCCTTTTTGGTATCCTTTTTTGTTATTACCCCTATATGCAAACTCCCCTATGCATCTGTCCTTAGCTTGCAAAGCTGTTTTGTTATGGTCATCAGCTCTCATCATAGCTTCATCGAAATTGTCTTTACAAACAGCGGTTAAGAAACCACCTTTTATTTCAGTTTCACTTAATGTTTTTTCAAGAAGTCCGTTTGCCTTTATTGCACATTGTAAATTCTTAGAAAAAGAAAGTCGTTTTAACATTTCGTACTTTCTTATTTTTTTTACGTAGTTCATACCAACTCCATTTCCTTAGTTTCAAACTCTGTTACTGCCAACTCGCCAAATTTGTCATTTACAAATTTCTTAAGCCTTTCAAGTTTATCATCACGCTTAACATTGTTTATTGCTCTGTTAACTGATGCCTTTTTTGCTTTTAAAGCAGATAACTTATACCCCAATGCTATGTATTGAGTACTCCCTATTTTATTTCTTGACTGCTGATCCAAAGCAATTAGATACTCTTTTTCCTCAACACTCGATAACTCGCTTAAAAAATCAAAAAGACCAGATCTAAATCTTATTGATATCAATTGCTTTACGTCATCTATATCGAAAATCTTTCTTTCCGATATTTCGTTAGCCAATTCTTCGGCTAATTTTTCTACTGATTTTATTTTCATATTCTATCGTTTTAATTATTCTCCAAATATTCCCCACTAACCGGCACATAGTCCTCTACCCAGCCGCAAGTGGAACATTGCGCTATCTCTAGGCCGTGGATGTGGCAGTTGCCTGTGCATTCGTTCGGTTTATCTATCGTATTTTCCATAGTTACGGGTTGTTTTATCCAAAAGTTACAGGTTGTTCTCTTAACCTGTAACCGTTAACTTGTTGATTATCAGTGCCAATTTACAGGTTTACAGGGTTTACAGCAAAATTCATATAGAGCGGTTTCAGTACTACCGTATACGCCCTGTGCAATGCGTTTCTAATAGTTAATATAATATAACCTGTAAACCTGTAAACCCTGTAAATTTTATAGCTAAAATGGCGGTTACAGGTTGTTTACGGGTTTACAGCAACTTGGTTACTAAATAGACCCTTTTTGTCGTATTGGCTATCTTGATATGCTTCTGGTCAAAACCTATTTGCTTTAATATTATGCCTAACTTTGTCTGGCTCATCTTGATATTAGATTGGTTCTGAATGTGTGACAATATCTCTGAATTGGTCATCTCGTATTCTGGCATCTGCGGATGTTCACTCGGAAGCCCGAAATACCTAAGCAGCAATTCCTCTTCGGTTGATGATGTCTTAAAATCAACGCTACTGTCTTTTAGTAGGGCTATTTGCTCATTGCTTAGATTGTAGTCGTACCCGTTCTCATACTCTAACCACGCCTCAAAAAATAACAGATCCTTGTTTACAGAGTTATATGCCTTATGGTCTATTGATAATACTTTAACTGGCAGTATTCGCCTGTTACCTGTAGGGTCGTTAAGTATCTCTAAAGGGTTTGATGTGCCGCCTAACATGGCAAGCCTTTGCAAGTCCTCGCTAACACGCCCGTATGGCGACCTAACGCTAAAAACCTGTGCAGATGTCATACGCTTTAATATTTTTTCTTCGGCTTTGGACTTTCCACCCATCTCATCATCAACGATAATGAGTTTCTTAGTCATTAATATCTCATCATCCTTGCCTGCATCAAGCTTACTTTCCGCATAATATTTTAGCAAGCAAGTAGGTAGCAATCGCCTGAACCATTCTGTCTTGCCTGTATTTTGTCCGCCGCATAGTACAAGCATTAATGGCGAGTGCTTGTAGTTTATGCTTGCTATCAAAGCGACTATCCATTTCTTGATAAAGATATCTGCGTTAGGCGTATCTGTCTCGATGGTTTTTATTATCGCATCGATGTGTCCAGTTGCCTGCTTTGGATAGTTCTTATTATAGTGTTCGATTATCTCAGCGAACGGGTTGTAGTCCTGAATGAAATCGCTGAATATAATTGCAGTTACCAGGTCTTTTGATGCTTTAGGGATGTGCGTTTTGCACTGAATAAACATACTGTTAAGCATGGCATCATCCATATTAACATCGTTAAGTTCAATGTTCCTACTAACAACATTCCGACGCAATTTATAGGACTTATTTAAGAACATCTTAATATCGATAACCAGATTATCTGTCTTTACTATCGGCTCTTCGTCTTTGTGGGCGATCTTTAATTTTTTCTCCATTCGTCTGAAAATTTAAGAGTGCCGAATTTGTCTGTCCTGCGGTAAGCTGACCTCAAAGTGGTAAGTATTTCTGTTAGTTTAAAATCTTGCTGCTCAAAGGTGGATACGATGTCTTCTGCATACTGTTTACTAACGCCATAATCATTAAGCGCGGCGCATAGTTTAAAAAGGTTGCTATTGCGTTCGCCGTTGTAAAGGCCATATCTTTTAGTCCACCATTTTAAAAGTAGCTTAGCCGATTTTTGCTCATCTATTGGTGCGTCGCTTTGGGTTCTGATTATCGGTTTGTATTCCTTTTTTACATCCCATACGGTTGAATTTTGATTAATAGTTAGGTATGGGTCATAACTCTCAAAGCATATGCGACAAATGTCCGAAACTGACTTATCAAAGTATTCGCAGTCGTAATAGTCTTTTAACGCATCGAAGTATCCTTTGTGATTTTCGGCTATCGCAGGGATCTTAACTAAACACTTCAAACCATTTCCAGATGGTGAAAGGAAAACGCAGTAGGTATATTCGTCCGCCTCTAAGGTGTCTTTCCACGTTAGTAGAGTTTCGCTATTTGGGAATTTGTCGAAGTCAAGACAGATAAACCCGCTATGGTTGATAAGACTTTTTGCATTCCGATAACTGAACTCACCGCTAAATAAAATCGATGGTAATTGCATCTTTAGGTCTTTATCATTGGTAGACCTTATTTTGTAAATAAGTTCCTTTGATGCTCCCGTCTTTATTCGATTTAACACATGGTTTATGTGCTTGTAGAACCGTAACGACTTGGGGTCGAAGTTCTGATAGATTGTAATAATTGGCATAAATATAAAAGGCCCGTAGAGTGATGAGTTTTCTAACGGGCCAATTAAATATTGAATTCTTGTGAATTTCAAACACTAACGCTCATCACTTCGCTAAAGTTTGAAATATTAATTAAAGATAGGTATAAGTTTCGGAATTGCAAAATAAAAAGCCGCTTTTTACACGGCTAAAATATCAGAACGGCAAGTCATCATCCTCTGCCGCTCCTAGAGTAGCTGCAACGCTCGGTGCGATTGATGCTCCACCCAACACACTAACCTTCCAAACCTGCAAAGTGTTAAAGTAAACCACCTTACCCATTTTGTCCGTCCATTTGCGGCCTTTCAGGTTAAAGAATACCTCTACCTCTTGCCCTGGTCGTAGGTTTTCGAGTAGTTCAGGTTTACCTGTCTCGAACTTGATGTATTCAGGATACTGTGGATTTTCCACATACTCTAATACTAATTCACGCTTTGAGTAACGCTCTGTTACTTGTTGGGTTGCGGATACTTCTAAAATTTTACCTTTTACTTCTGGCATCTTCTATAAATTTTAAGTTAGTTTTATTTTTATTTTGTCCTGTCAACATTGCTGAAAGTGTTTTATGTTTTATTCCATAAAATTCAGCCGCTGATTTAATCGTTGGGAATATTATTTCCCCATCTGTTATGCTTTTGCCAGCAGTTGAATTAATACCAATTTTTTTTCTCATCCTTTCGGACATGCCAATACGTTGAAGTTCACCCACTTTATTAGTTCCAATTTTGTAGCCATGCTTAGTATTCTCACTATGAGTACACCATTCAAGGTTTTCAACTCTATTATCTGTTTTTATACCATTTATATGATTTACACATTTTTTATTTAAATCATTTGGTATAAATTCAATAGCTAAAATTCTATGAATTTTTTTAGTATAAACCGCGCCGTTAAAGTAAAACCCATAATAATGATACCCATTAATATCAGTTCTTAATTTAAGAATTTGTCCATTAGATCTAATCCCGTAGCTTTTTATTCGACCGATACTACTTATATGATATTTGCCGCCAAAAATAGGTTTCCATATTTCCATAATATAAATATATGCAAAAATCCTTTAATTTCCATGTTTTTTGTTGTTTCTCCAGTTTTTTGCTGGTATATTATGTTTAATTCGTAATTTATAACGTTGCGACCTTAGTGTATCAGCCGTGATAAATAGTTCATCCGCAATTTCTTTAGCTGGCCTATCAAAAGTAGCCATAATGTAACCATATTATTTATCGGTGAACACCCGTTTTTTTGTGCCTTTAAATTCCTTTCGGTCTTTTGGATGCACATAAAGGCTTGCAATAGCTAATTGATAGGACCTGTTTACTTCACTTTCATTAATACTAGTTGTCTTATTTAGGTGGTAGCAATGATAGCAATCTGCCTTATCGCATTCGTATAGCATCATTTCTCTTTCTCCTCCAATATTTTAATAGTTTCTAAATGGCTTTCGATTAGCTCGGTATCCTTATCAACAGCTTTCTGGTTAAATGCGCGTTGGGTTTCGAGGCGTTTGATCTCGCGTATTAGGGTACGCGATTGTGGGTTGGGTGTTCATGCTTTAGTATTTTGCATAAGGCATTAACAAACACAGATCATCTTTGCCCTCCTGCCCGTTGGTCGTTATGATTGCGGCGGTCCTATAGTCTTTTAAGTTTAACACGATGTGTTCGGTAGTAAACTTTTTAAGTATGGCCGACAAATAATCGATGTTAAACATCATTTCTAATGGCTCACCAATGTATTCACAAGATACTTTTTCGTTTGCCTTTCGTTTGGCATTAATGTACTCTGCGGTAACATCGATTGCATCCGCTGAAAAGGCTAATTTAATGTATCGATTATTTAGCCTTGTATCTATTTCCTGGAATGACCTAACACGAGACAGTGCAGATAGTAATTCTGACCTATCTACCTTAGCCGTAAGGTCCCCAACGGTGGGAATAGCACCCGCAGCATCAGGATAATTTTCATCGGCTAATCTAATAGATACTTTGGTTTTTTCTGACGAGATCAACAAGTTTGTCTTATCAAATACAACAGCTAAACTTTCATCTGCCAAGTTATCAAAAACAGAGAATGCATGAGGCGGTATTAGAATATCCCCAATAACAGCACTTTCAATATCGTAAAAGTACGTTGCCCCCATATTTGGGCTAAACCCGAAAAATGTTACCCGATTTTCTGTAAATCGCCAAAGACAATTGGTCAAAGAAGCTATTGGGCAATCTTTATTAGCCGCGCCATAGCTTGTTAAAGCCATTCCGTTTTTAATAACGTCTGATTTAATGACCAATGTGTTTTTGGTTTTTGGCATCGGCATAACGGGAAACTCATCAGTAAAGATGTCAAATGATGCGCTACCGGTATGGTGTAGAATCGTTAACACATCGTCTTCTATGCTAAACTCTATCTGTTGCGCTGGTAGGTTCTTAATAAAAGATGTAAATAATTCAGCATCTACGGCAGCGTGAATAGTTTCGCAGTCTTGGTTGCTTACCAATGTTTCAATGTATATGTTAAAGTTAGTAGCAGACATGGTCAGCTTTCCATCTTTCGATGACAATAAAATACATTTCGTTATGGGGACGATATTACTCGTACTAACCGCCTTGTTAACGGTTAGTAAAGCATTGAGTAGGGTTGATTGATTGATCTTCATTACGCAATGGCTGATTGAATGTGAAACCCTAAACTGCGCAATTCTGATACAAATGCATCGTTTTCAGCATCGGTCAATTCTGCTTGTGGTACGCTGATGTGACGATCAGCAATAGATACTGCCCATTTAATCTTAGCGATAAGCCGCTCTTCATTTGTCAAAGCCCATGACAGTAAAAATTTGTCTGTGCCAAACTCATTTATTTTGGTCACTTTAATGCCTTCGTTTTGTAGGCGCATTATGGTATCGTCCTGCAAGTAGATGCGGCGATATTCAGTACGCTTATTTTGTGCAGCCTTCATTAGTTCGGATTTAATAGCCCTGTATTCGATTGTTTCGATACGTTCGTTTAGTAGCGTTAATAGGTTCTTTTTCATGTTCTTGTTTTTTTTAATTTATCCTGCGTTCGATGGTGGTGCGGGGGTTGTGCATTAGAAACTATCCATTTTATCCAAAGCGAGTTCAAGATTAGCCTCTAATTCTTTAGCGTTAAACTTAGCTATATCTACCCACTCGGCAATTGTCTTAACGTTAGGCTTTGCCTTTGTACCTAAGTCGATACGGCTTTCACGGGTAAGGCATTCAGGCCATAATGGATACTTACTTTCTGGCCTGAACGAAAAGAAGTAGTGTTTTACCAATTTTGGATTTACCGTAAAGTAATGCAGGCATTGGTGTATGTTGTCAGATGGTATCTCTTTTGCATAAACAGTCGATGTGTGCTTTTGCCTTGACGGGCATTTGATTTCGCAACTGATAGTCTCATCTGCGGTTATACCGTCTGGGCTAATACCTAGCAGCTTGTTTTCTTCGCATTGTAGCCATCCGCTTTGCAGGAATTTAACCCCCGCGTATTTACTACCCTCCATACGGGCCATCGGTTCTAATTCGACACCACGTTGCATTTCTGCATTCATGTATCCATCATCATCCATTTCAAACTCCTCGGTGTGTTCAGATAGTACTTGTATTAACAAAGTGTCTGATTTAACGAATAGCCCTTTAGATGATGAGCCGCCTACCTTGCCCCACTTTATTTGAAACCAAGGCTCTGTGCCTTGGATAATATCTTTGTAGTTGATCATGCTGGTAACTCTCCTTTCAATTTAGTAGCGTATGCCAATACCTCGGGTAGCTTCTTTTCTTCTGGAGATAGTGTTTTCCAGAGGTCGCCAATTTGCGATTGTGTTGCCGCCTTGCTAAGTACCGAGATAGCATTGTCAGGAGTAACAGTTGCAGGAGCATAGTATTTCTTTAACCTGGTAACATGGCCGTGCCTGGTATCAGGTTTTGCGTAAATAACGAACGGCTTGTTCTTGTCGAAGTCGTCAATGTAAGATGAACCGTTACCTATCTCTTTTGATAGAAAATCGCCATTAGTTACATTTAGCAACGCTGGTTTGTAAAGTGGTTTACCGCTCGGGTATTCTTTTAAATAAATAGCGGTCTTATCAACCTCTTTTTGTAACTTTTGGTCAAATGCTGGACTATCTTTCCATGATGATAATGTCACCACCATTTCTTTTTTTAGTCCTTTTTGTTCCAGTAATAGATCCTCTCCGCTAATATAGCGTTTGTCAAGATTCTTTCTCCACGGTGTCTTTTCCATGATGTGTTTTTAAATAAAAGCGCCCTCGAAGAATCCGATACCGCGACAATACCGAACCCAACAAGGGCAATGTTTTTAGTTAATTCTCGGAGGTCGCGTCCCCTATAACTGTTAGTGTAAGATACTACAATCCATTCACACTTTCAATAATATCATCCATAATTTCTTGATATAAATCAGATAATCTTTTGGATGATAAAGCGGCGTATGATGCAGAACTTGATACCCACATATCTACATTTAAGTCGAAAATGTCTTCATTTATTAATCTCAACTCGGCTGCAATTTCCTTTAGCCTTTCCGATTTTTCTTTTAACGTTTGCATATTATTTCCCACTCAACCTATCCAAAACATCACCTAACCATCCGGACCTAACTTTACGTTCAGATGCTATCTCAAATTTTGGTTGCCTTAATGTGTTTACTGGTCTTGCGTCTCTGCCGATAATATCTGATATGGTCGGCTCGTTACACTTCTCGTTAATTATCGCGTGAAGTTTGTTTGGGGTGAGGTTAGTCATGGGGAATGGTGTTAATGTCTATAGCTAAACCTGCGGGTATTAATCCGAATACATCGAAGTGCCACTCAAATAAAAATTTAACGGTATTCCAGTCATGGCTATTTACGCCAACCTTTATGCAATCGTGCCAATATGGAGGTATAAAACCAAATGTATTCCATCTATCAATATCGACACTATCGACAGACCATAAAGCTTCTGCGGGACAAAACTTCCTTCCCTTATGGTCTGTTATAAATTTTAAACAATCAGACATTGGCCTAAAAATAGGTTTGCATAAATCTACGTTTTTATCCGTTAGGCACATGGACCTTGATTGTTTATATGTGCCGTTAATTTCTCTTACAACTCCATTGACATAATAATTATCGTTAGTTTTATAAGGGCTTTCAAGTCCAGTAAGTTCAAGTTTTTTGCCTTGTAGCAAAATATTCAACCTATATGGCAGGTATGGTGCAAGATGCTTTGTTTGTATTTTCATTACTCTATCTCTCCTATTTCGTTAATTAATATTGCAATTAGTACCAGCGCGACCTTTCCGATTATTACTGGCCAATAGTTTTGCTCATCCCGCCCAACCCTCGGCCTTGCGGTGTATTTTGGTTGCCAGCGGTTCATGATGCAAGCCAGGTGTAAAGCTCGCGGCGGGTGGGGTAGAGGCGGATTTCGGAAATGTAACCTGGGCTATGTTTTACGCAAGCCTTTAAACTTTCTTGTATGTTATTGTCGTAAACATCAACCATGTTATTACCGCCATCGGCTGCAACAGCTACAAAGGTTTTTGTGCCTATTTTTGTAACGTAACCTTTTTGTGTGCCGTCTTGGTGTATCCATCCCACATGATCCGAATCTTTCAGATCATCCACACATATCGCCTTTTCGGTTACGATGCGCTTGCCGGATAGGGTGAATGCATTCCATAAGCAATCTTCATCCTGTGTTCTGAATTCTTTAAGGATATTTAACAGGCTTGAGTAATTTGGGACAGCTAAGCTATTATTGTTTGTAATTGCAATTTTATATGAATTAGGAAAACCAACAACAAAACGGATGTTAACCCTTCCGTCTTTTTCTACTGCCTTTAAGTATACCCCCTTACTAACATCCACCTCATCCACATGGATCTCGCCCTCATTAACCCCGGACGTTAGGGATACTTTTTTGTAGTTGCTCATTTCTTTGCTGGTTTAACTGGTTGGTCATTTGCCGACAGCACCTTGCCGCCGTTCGCTATAACGTATAGCATATTAGATATTGATTTGCTTGGTTGTTTTTTGTAGTTGGTCATGATAGTTTAAATTGAATTGTATTTTTCGATAGCAGCAAAAGGCTGCATCCCTTGCCAGTAAAGTTCGCCGTTTTTATAAACCTTATACCCGCCTGACATTGTCACGGTAAGTTTTTTATCGGGCAAAGATGAGGCATATACTGTCTCGTTTTTCATTAGCCATTCCTGGAATAGTTCTAATGTAATTATATGTGGTTTTCTACTCATGATAAATTACTTTTACAAAATTCAGCGTACTCTCTGTGATTTCGTTGGCGTATGTGGCTTACGATCCTGCAAGCAATTCTTAGGTATTTAAACCCTGGTGTTACGTCAGACAATTGCTTAGCCCTGTCATACATCTTATTCAACTGTTTCATAGTCGGACGTTTGCAAGACAATTCAGCCTTTAACTTATCCAAAGCTAATTTCTTCTCAAATTCCCACCCTGCTAAAGAGTGGTATGTTGGCGCATCTATTGGCCAGTCTACGGGCTGATATTGTCCCATTACGCAGCCTCCTCTAATAAATACATCTCCAAAACAGTTGCGTAATTATCAGCTAAATACTTAGCGGGGTCCTGGTAGACCTGCTCAATATCTGAACAGTCTTGATTAGGATACTCATACATGTTCAACTCGTTATCTATAACGTAATTGATTAGGTCGTTTTTACGTGGTTGTTTCATGGTGTTAGAATAATCTTTCGGTTATAGATAAAACAACTTCGCCCTCATAAAGGCTCGTTTTTGCAATTAATGATGCTGTGTAAAGGTTAGATGCGTAAACCTCAAACGATCCGTGTTTTGTTTTTACTTGGTAAGTTTTCATAATGTTGTTGTTTTTGTATGGCATCAAAATACGGGATAATAAAATTAAGATGCAAATTTATTTGAAAATAGTTTTATTTCAATTTTAATTTGGTTTGTAACTAATTTGTATTTACATTTGAACTATGGAAGCAATAGCAATAATTAAAAATTCAAACATACCTAAGTTGTCCAATGGACAGATGGGCGTTTATAAAGCTATAAATAAATGCGTATCTGAAAAATCAACACTTACTATGGACGATATAGTTAATCTATATTGCAAGTTTGTTAGGCCAACATATAATAAAGAAAATAGGCAATATAAAAACATTGATATTGGAGGCGGTAAGGTAGATTATAGGTCTGTTCACATAGGGTATACGGAATATGATATCAATGATGAATACAAAAAATGTAGCGCATGGTGGACCTATACTTTTAAACCTTTAATAAAGCAATGGTTTGTTAATAACATAGGGATACTTGTTCTTAAAGGAATGCTAAACGTTTTACCAACTATAAAAATAGAAGATTGATAATGACTAAAAAAACAGTAAAACCACATGGCCGAACTATTTACGGCTTCAATAACTTGGGTGTCAAAGGTTATTTTATTACAGACAAAAGCAGGAATAATGTAATGACTGCATTAAGGAACTATAACAAAAAGTACAACCCGATTTCTTGCGATTTCACTACTTACACAGATGGTACAACTAAAGTAACCCGAACATCATGAAACTCACCCTAACAACCATCCTATTATTAGCCGCGCTGTCTTCGTGTACAGTTCAACGCGGACAGCCTATCTACGGAAAAGAGTACACGGTAGGACACGGCAGCGTGTTCGTCTACACGGGGGTGTCCGACCAAAAGGGTTATTACACCGGCTATGTGAACGGTGTTTATACGGGTAGAGTTGGGTTTAGGAATGTGAAATTAGTAACAACAAAATAATATGCAACCAGTAATAGAAATTTATAAAGGTTTTGAAATACGTTTCGATACCGACAACGAGACTTTTACCTGCGATATTGATGATAGCAGGTCTGTCAAAAAATCATACGCCGCATTAAAAAACTTTATAAGGGATTGGGCCAAGACCAATGAGACTTTCAAAAAGTTTAAGGTTCAGGGCATACCTGGTAACTCATGGAAAGATGAAGCCGAGATTACCATAATAGGCAAGCACGGGAACGGCAATCTTCTTTATAAAGAAGGTGACAAAACAAGTCAACTTTCCGGTTACGAGCGAAAGCATTACATGGTCGTAAACCGTGACAATGATTTTTTGCATTCAAAGTTAAAAGGCGTTAGGGCTGAAAAGAAATTAGCGATGGAAAAGTTCGACACTGAAATTAAACAGATATGTTCTGAATTCAAAGTAAAGTTACTTTCTGACTACATCAAAGAAAACGACATTTAACATGAACAAGGAACAGAAAGAAAAGAGCGTGTTTTTCGCCCGGTATCTACATCAAGAAGTTTACATGAGACAATGGTATGATACGCCAATGATACTATATCCATCACTGATAGGACTTGATAAAACTTCCTTATTTGAAGGACACCTCCAACTCCGCCCTATCAGCGATCTGACGGATGAGGAATTGGTGGAAGTAGCGAAGATTAATACGTTCAACAAGCAGGACATAAGTTCCATCTCAAAAGAAAAACTGATACAAGCAGGTAAATCAGATATTTACTTTATTTCAGAAGACCTTGATAGAATGGATGCGATAAATTATCGTTACCTCATCTCCCGCTCGATCTGCCTTGACGAGAGTGCGGTTGAGAAAGGATGGGCAGTACTTAAACCACTTAACCACAACTAACATGACCCCACAAACACCCCAAGAAAGCAGGACGGCGGAAGAGACAGCAAAGCATATCTTGTACCTGCCCGTTACAAATAACCAAAGCGAAGCAAGTATCGCCAAAGGTGCTGAACTGATTAAGAAGTTTTCGGAACAACAAGTCCAACCGGAATTCACCGACCAATACAGACTGAAAGAAATAGGCGAGGATTGCGCATGGCAGGAAATACTTTCTGATAGCTCAAGAAGTTTGAGACAGCAAATAATTGATGCTGAAAGCTACATTAAAACGCTTCTGTACCGCGACAAAAAGAAACAAAAAGCACTTGTAGCCGCCCAACAAGTCCAGTCGGCTTTGGCTGATAGGTGGGTGAGTGTGGAGGATGAAATACCAACGCAAGCTGGTTTGTACTTAGCCATGAGCCGTGGCAAACACTCAATTGCGGAAGTTTACGAGGGTATTGATGGTTTGCAATTTAATCCAAACTATGATAATACTCATTGGATGCCCCTTCCCGCACCCCCGTTAGAACAAGGAGAGAAAAAGGTATGAGAACTACTCTTATTGTGCTTATTGTTAGCATAGTTATTTTAATAGGAACATTGCTTACTTGCTACATATCGCTATTGATAATGTATGTTCAATTAGAAAAAAAGAATAACGAATTAAGGAGAGAGCATGATGCTCTTTTTGATTGGCACAACAATCAAGAATATGACGAACTTGAAATTACGCTAAATAAGATTGGCATCCAATTGGCCGATGACCTAGAGGATACAGATTATTAACCCTTTAAAGCCACACAAGGCGTAAAACAGAAAAGAGATATGAAAAGAATAACACCTGCGCTGATCGTAGCCATTATGCTACTTGCGAGTTGCGCCGCTAAGCACCACGACTTATACCTAAATGACCCTGTTGGGTTTTGGAGAGGTTTATGGCACGGATTTATTAGCCCTATAGCATTTGTCATAAGCCTGTTTAACGATAGTGTAGAGGTATGGGATGTTAATAACAATGGCGGATGGTACACATTTGGGTTTTTATTAGGTGTGGGAAGTTTGGGCAGTTCATCAACTAAAGCTACATCTAAATGAAACACACCCTCCCCATTATCTGCCTGCTGATGTTCGGAATGTCGGCGGCGGGGATTAACTTTTAGAAAGAGAGTAAGATGAAAGATTTAAGAAAAATAGCCATTATCGGGCATGTTGACCACGGCAAAAGCGCACTTTCAGCCGCAATCGCACATAAGCTAATGGATATGGGCGTAGAGGTAGAAATTGTTACTGAAACTGAAATGTCAGAACTGCATCGACAATACGAACGGCCCGAAATTCCGATGCCTATTATCCCGCAACCCCAACTTGAATACCCAACAGTTTTTAACCAGCCCATAAGCCGCAAACAACGCAGGGCACAACAACGCAAAACCAAATGAGCAAAAACATTAAAGACCAACAGATCCTCGTTGAGGGTGGGGTTGGGAGTGTGGTAAATCCGTATGAAGGAAAACCTAAAAAGGAAAATATCACCAATATGCTATTGAGAAAATCGGCAGCAGAGTTACATAATAGAAACTTCGCCTCTTACACCTTCGCCACCAACGCTAGGGACGGGACGTGGCCGGGGAGTGAGTTTGGGGAGGAGCAAGATTGGTTAATTCGCAAAGATAAAGGCGGGTATAAAGAGGCAATCTACCGCCACCACACCACCACCGCTGCCGATACCACCCCCGACCTCATAGAGACCATGTGTGTTGATCGTAAGGATGTGGAGGCGATGGAGAAAGCGGGAGAGGCGGAGACGGTTAGGGATGCCGCATTGGTTTATTGCGGTGTATCCTACGAGCCTCACATGTCAAACGAGGATCAAGTTTTTATTAACGGGGCAGAGTTTGGCTACCAATACGCACAACCAACCATCGACCGCCTAACCGCCGAGAATAAGGCGTTGATGGAGGCGTTGGATGAAGTGCAAGAACAAAAACACAATCTCAGCAAAAAGTGGTTAGTGTTGAGGGAGGCGTTGGAGGATTTCATAAAATACTGTTATATCGGATGCTCTCAAAAAGAACTTGACCGAGTTAGATTAAAAGCAGAAAAAGCACTTAAAACCAAATAGAAGATGAAAAGTCATATGCAGATATTAGTTGATACCCACAGTGATCGAGATTACAACTTTAAGGATGTTATGTCAGCAATGGGAATTTGTGCAGAGCAGGCAAAGAGTAGATTGTACCCATTGATATTTAAAGGGCAGCAGTGGGATATATGGAACCTACTTGATTCAACGCATAAGCCTACATGGGTTCTTTCTGAAACCTTGGGAATAAAAAGTGGAAACCTAAGTAAACAGCTTTCTCAAATGCAAAAAAGAACAGGACTTGTTAATTACATAGTTGATTCAAATGGCCATAAACAATGGCGTAAATCACTTTAACCACCCCCTAACCGATAGCGTGGAGCTATCATAAAAAAGAGAAAAAGATGAATCAGGATCAAATTATGAAAGCCGCTAAAGCCTATGCGGAATTACACTATAAGACAGAAACAGAACAACGCGCCGCATTTAACGCTTACCTAACAGGCGTAAATGACCACGCTAAGTTTTTAGATAAGCCAAAGCAGTCTATTTCGACAGAGCGATACATTATAACAACCCGTAGAAGATGACCCCAACCCAACTACCCACCCTTTCCGCGCAGATATGAAAGACACACCTATTTACGACATCAGCGTTATAGTAACGCAGGTCATCAAAGAAATGAAAGGCGCATCCGGCAATGATATAATTACCGAGATCCTAAACCGCCTTGAAGGAATTATTACCGCCGACCAATTGCAAGCATGGTTGTTAGAATTAGGCGCAAGACGAGGCATCCCATTTCGAGATCTTGGCTTTTTGGTTGAGCATCTATCTATTACCGTACAAGACAACGCTACAACACCGAAGTGGGCTATAATCGCCTCGGAGATAGCATTAGCGGCATTTGTGGTGTTAGAGAAGGTCGTCCCGAAGTGGATTGTTATACTGGCTCAAATTAGCGGTGCTTATTTTAAGATGAAAGGAGGTAAGGATGCCCACATCATTTAAATGGAAGCGTCACGTTACCGTTAGTGTGCCGTGGGAAGTTGGCGATAAAGTAAAAGTAGACCCCTCATGGGGAAGTAAAATGCCATTGGGCGAACAAGCCATATTAGAGATAAAACTAACACCCGGTTCAGAAAGTTCGGTATCGGTATTATTAAGCGGCTATGCTTCATTTTTAGACAGCGGCTGGATTCTTTAACCCTTTAAAAACCGTGGCGGGTATAGCCGAAAAAAGAAAGATGGAATTACCGGAAATTAAAATGATTAAGGTTTGCGAAACTCAAGGAGAAGATTGCGAATGCGAGGGTTTTGTACAACAAGTTGGAAGCCAAACGCATCTTTTTTGTTGCCAAGACGGATTCGTAAAATCCTTAGAGGCTTATCAAAAGTTTTTAGCCCAAGAAGATTTACGAAACAATTAACCACCCCATCCCCCGACCAAAAGAAAGGGGGCGATAAAAAAAAGAAAAAGAATGAGGCACGCTTACCAAACACAACCCGTACCAGAAAGAATGAAGCCAGAATTTACAGGATTGAAAGTTTGCAAAACCTGTGGAGTTCATAGGTATAGTTGCAAGCGAATCGGCATCGTTATTTATAGCAGAAGTTCCCATGTGCTTGAGGTATCGCCAGATTGCTTCGATATGCAAATTGAAAACTTAAAAACAATAGATTAGTATGAAAACACCGCAAAATTATTTTACCGAAATGGAGGTCAGCAAAGAATGGGGAGAGCAAGACCGATTTGAACATTTGCTTACGATAGTAAGTGACGCTATACATGACAGGGATTTAAGCAGAGCGCAAACAAAGGAAGTGTTAGAGGTTATAGCAGAAGAACTTTAACCCCCAAGCCCCGTAACAGGGGCTTTATTGTTTACCCACATTAACAGTATCGGCATTGCCCACCATAGGCGGATTTGAAGCCCCTGCAGCAGGTAATTGCTGAGCTTGGTCTAAAGCCTTGCTGATAGTAATATCCTTCGCCATAGAACCTGTATTGCTGTCAAAGTAGTGTTTAACAACGAGCGTCAGCAGTACAATGGTCAGATCGCGCAGTTGTGGTGATACCAATAGAATGTAAAGCAACCCGCCAGTCAGGCAGAACGCAAAGAAGTTCTTAAATGCGAATGCTTTGATGTAGTCGAAAAATGCTTTCATAACTTTACTTCTCGTTTAATTTTGCGCTCACCTGAAAATGCATAAAATCATAATTCTTTTCACGTCCTAAACTCTCCCAACCATGCTTATAGAAAATGTCTATCATTGCTTTGTATTCAGGACGTGCGAACCTTGCAGTTTTACTTGTTTCGTGCAGTAAGTTTCGGTCGGGATCTAAATCAATAGCACAACCCCATGAGTGTACCGATAGCGTCCTGCTACTCCCGCGCATGAGCCGGTAGTTAAAGCATCCACCATAATCATCTAATTGCAGTCGTTTTACTTCATCTATACCGTAATGTGCTAATATATCCGTAAAGATAGCAACGAGGCTATTAGCGACCTTGTGATGGCATTGGATATAATTAACGTATGTTTTGCTCTCCCAATTAAGATACATCGGGTACGGCAGCTTAATTGCCTTTAAATAACCGTTCCCTTGTTTGTTAGGTTCTCCGTATTGCTCCCGTAGTTGTGATTGAGTGATCATATCCAAAGGTAATAGATAAAAGTCAAATAACAAAAGAAGCCCCACCGTTGGGGTGAGGCTCGGTATAGTCCGCAGAGCTTAGCGGAACTACGAACTAATACTGTTTATGGCATCATTTAGTATAGATAGCCCGGTAATGGGATGTACACAGTTTCTCAATATCTGAACAGGGCAATGATTTGTCCCGTAATAGATATTTTCCTCGTAATGTATACCAAGCCAGTCCATCATTACTTTTTTTGCCTCAACAGTTGCTAAATTAATAAACCCAGGTGGCGTAGGAATGTTTATGGGAGTTAAATCGAAGTTACTCCAGAATAAGTGCCTACCCATTCTTGTTGGGTTTAATAAAATTTCATAATAAGGCACAACATTCTCAACAAGCCATTTACCTTTAAAGTGAGTTTTCAAGAAAATTATAAATTCAAATAGTTGTCCATCTATATACCTAATACAAGATTTGTGCCTGGTAGCTCTATTCATTTTAGAATGAGTTTGGCATGGAGGCGACATCCATATAAAATCAGCCCATTCATAGTTTTTTAAAAGGTGATCTTTTGCGTCTGCAATAATTACTTGTTGATTTGGTTTGTTGCGCTGCAATACTCCCGCAATTTTAGGATTGTTTTCAACGTGGATTATCTCGTGTTCTTTTTCATCCCAATTAAGCGCATTGCCGCCAAGACCTGCGTGGTAGTTGATAATTTTCATTTGCTGCTAAGCTTTTAATTCGCCGACACCATTGCCGACCACACAAACATACAACCCAATCCTCACTTATGCAAATAATTCTTTAAGAAGCCAATCTTGCACAAGACCAAATGATAGCAATGCCGATGAGAATCAAAGCGACAAGGAGCAGGACAGGGTTTAGCTTTTCATTCTTTATTATCCTTCTTATTGAACTCGGTGAACTTTTTATAAAACTCCATTAGGTCTGTCAAAAATTTAAGCAGGTTTATGATTTGAGGAATGCCAACCCAGCCCGCTGAAAACAAAGATATAGCAGCCATAGCAGCCCTTAATACAGATAGGTGATATAGGAAATCAGGTGCAAATAGTTTTTCAACGAGCGGCACTAAAGTAGCTAATGCCCCTGCAAACATACTTCCTGATATGCCGGCCAATAATTTTTGCCCCGAAGTTATATCCTGGACAAACTTTGGCTTTGCAGGTGGTGTATTTTTTTGCATTAGGCATTAGGCATGGTATTGATTATACTGTCTATCTTTTTGTTGATTGAACGAACTCTAACGTATAGTGATATATATGCAACAAATAAAACAATAACGCCAACGAGGCCCCCAATAGCCATACCCGTATTATAAACTATCTGCTTATCATTCTTCGCCGTTGCGTCTTTTTGGAGTTTAATAATGTCTTGTTGGAACTGGATTGCCTGTTTTTGATATGATAATGCCTCTTGTCTCGCTTTTACGTCGTTAGACCTGTAAAAGTTACGCTCTCTAACAATACTATCAAGCCTTCGCCTTGTTTCAACCATGTAGTCCGAAAGGCTTTTATTTGCCTCGGTTTGGGCTTTGTGCGCCAACAGCAGCTGGTCGAACTTAGGGGCAAGTAAATTATCAAAGTTGTATTTATAAGCACCGTTAACAAGAGCATTAAACTCTTTAGCACCTATCTGTTTCTTAGGCGGGATTGTGTCTTGTTTTAGCTTTAAAGCAGCAACGACCGGCATAGATACGGGTAATATATCTTTTGGTGTCGGCTTGATAACTACATTCCTCGTTGCGCAAGAAATTATACAGGCATAAATGAATAACAGCATACCAATACTATGTGCAACTTTCATGCTATCTTTTTAACTAAGAGGTAAATGAATAGCCCAAATATAGCAATTGCCCACAAATTAAAAAACATTGGTATGCACGGAACTAACTCATGCCGAACACCCGGACTATAAAATGGATATGAATAAACTACCGCAAAAGAACCGGCGAATATTTTTGAGTACACACCTGTCAATCCATCCAACACAAGGCTAAATAAAATAGCGCAGGTTATCAGCATTGTATTGTTCACTTTAATAAAATATAGCGGGTCCTCGTGCTTGCCTTGCATAAGGTTATACCAAACAATAAAGGCCGCTATAAATAACAGCCCTATTACATTATTCCTTTTTAACATGGCACGAACTCTCCTGTATCTAAACAAACCCCGCATTCCATATTGTGCTCCAGTTCGCATTTTTCTTTTGGGGTCATCCCCTCTATCGGCGTGCCGCTCGCAATTGCAGCCGATACTTTGTCACTCGTCTCCTTTGTTACCTTGATCGCTTCCATAGTTATAGTTTGTTAAATTATTGCTTGATAAGTAGCCAGTCGAAAACTATATTCCCAGTCCCTAATAGTGGTATCGTAGAAAAGTTTACAGTGAACTGTGTTGATGTAATACTTGTCACCCAATTTGCCGCGGCATTAGCCGTTCTTGCCTGTACGTAAACTTGCGCAGGAGTAAACCCTAAACCATGTGTTACAGTAAATGCAGATACAAACCCCGTACCATTAAAGGTTGATGTGCCCTTATTGGTATTGCCGTTACCTAACCTTAACCACCTGCCAGTAGTTACGCCCGTAACTTGTACAACTAAAAAACCGTCGTCTGTAGCGGTGCTTGTATCGTTCCATAAATACGTTCCACCATTGCCGTCAGTTACGGTGTTTAGCCCCAATAACTGTATCATTTGTTTGGATTGTGGCGGCTGAACCCTTAGGTCGCTAAGTGTTTCAAGAGATATTAAAGATATAGGTATTGTCATTATAATTTTACGCTGTAATTGAGTACTGATGTATCGCCTGTGTTAGTAGTTCCTGTGTTTGTTATGGCTGTTATCGTTACTGTATTAGTAGTGCAAACGACTTTATATTGCCACGTTGTTGTTACAGTTCCCCCTATGCTCACAAAACCTGTTGTGGCAAAACTACCTGTGGTTACTCCAGTTACAGTAGCGGTTCCAACTCCAGCAACAAGTGTTATAGTGCCGAAACGAGCCATATCGCTCCACGTCATCACATTCGCACCGCCACCCTGTGATGTTAGCACCTGCCCAGCCGTACCTGCCGTTATCGGCATGTTGAAGTTATATGTACCCGCAGCAGCCTGTGATAAAAACGATATGATACCGCTTGTTGAACCAGTAAGGTTATACCGAGAGGCTGTCGTGTTGCCTAAAGTTGTAGTAGACCCTATCGAATAAGTTACGCCATTAGATCTGAACTTATGCCCTGTGTTATCGTTAGCGTGCCAAACGTCACCGTTTTGCGTATTATTAGGCGTACCTGTACCTTGGAACTCAATAGGCCCGTTAGAGATACGCAAAGGTATCATCCTTACTCCTGTATAACCCAACGTGGCAACCGTAAACACCCCGCCAGTTATGGTAGCCACACTAAACGTAGACCCTACCGTGTAGCCACTACCGCCCGTTGCTGCCGTAGCCGGAGTAATAGATGTAACAATACCCCCCGCTATAACAACCCGCCATGTTTGACCAG